CTCGCTAGTGCTTCTGTAAAGGCTACGAACAAGTTAATTAGCTTAATTGACAGTCCACAGATAGAAAGAGGGGATGATCTGCGTTTAAAAGCAGCAGAATCTCTGTTAAACAGGGTAGGTTTGGGTAAAGAAGAGACACATAACCATAATGTACAGGCATTACACGGTGTTGTGTTGTTACCAGCTAAAAAAGGTATAGAAGTAAGTGGTTAATAAGCGTGGGCGACCTAAAAAAGATCCCAATGCACCAAAACAATCGTATAATGTATCGGCAATAGAACGAGCTAAACGAGCAACTCGTAAGAAACTCAGAGCCGAAAGGAAACAAGCCGAAAAAGCTGCAAAGAAAGTACAGAAACATAGACAAAATGCGAAACGTATTGAAAACACTGCAAAAAACCTTACTAACGGAACTTCAAAAGTTGTGGACTTGGGTGATGAACTCAATTCGTTACAACCTGTATCTGATCTGGTCGAAGATCAAGAAGTTATATTCAGACCTAACAATGGTCCTCAAGAAGAATTTTTATCTTCCTCTGAAGAAGATGTGTTATACGGTGGGGCTGCAGGAGGGGGTAAGTCTTTCGCTTTGCTTGTTGATCCTCTCCGTTATTGTCATAACCCTAATCATCGTGGTCTTCTCCTAAGAAGAACTCTTGATGAACTAACAGAACTGATTGACAAGTCAAGACAGTTATATACAAAAGCTTTTCCAAAAGCTCACTTTAGAGAAGCAAAGTCTACATGGGTGTTTCCGTCAGGAGCGACAATGTGGTTCACCTATCTGGACAGAGACAAAGATGTTACTCGATTTCAAGGTCAGGCTTTTAACTGGATTGGAATTGATGAGATAACGCAATACCCAACACCATATGTTTGGGATTACTTGCGTTCAAGGCTACGTACAACAGATGACGAACTTAGACCCTATATGTCAATGCGTTGTACTGGCAACCCCGGAGGAGTAGGTGGTTGGTGGATCAAGAAGATGTATATTGATCCATCTGATTTTAACAAGCCGTTTGCGGCCACAGATGTAGAATCAGGACAACAACTGGTATACCCAGAAGGGCATGAAAAAGCAAGGCAGCCGCTGTTCTACCGTAAATTTATTCCTGCACGGCTGACTGATAATCCCTATCTGATGCAAGATGGCAGATACGAAGCCATGCTCAGATCGCTCCCAGAAGTTGAACGGAAGAGACTTCTTGAAGGGGATTGGGATGTGGCAGAGGGAGCCGCCTTCCCAGAGTTTTCTAAATCAAAGCATGTAGTCGAACCATTTGAAATGCCGACTAACTGGCCCAGAATACGTGCAGCAGATTATGGATATGCAAGTCCATCTTGTGTACTATGGGGTGCAATTGATTGGGATGATAATATATGGATCTATCGTGAGTTGTATGTTAAACAGCATACAGCAGAGCAACTGGCTGATAAGATACTAGAAGTTGAACAGACAGATCCACAACCACACTACACTGTATTAGACTCATCCTGTTGGAACAAGACAGGCTTTGGTCCGTCAATAGCAGAGACAATGATGCGTTTGGGAGTTCGTTGGATACCATCTGATCGTAACAGGCTTCAGGGTAAGATGGAAGTACACAGGCGATTAGCAGATAACCCATTGACAACATTACCAAGAATCCGTATATTTAATACATGTAGTAATACTATTCGACAACTGGCAGGAATACCATTGTCTAAAACTAATTCAGAAGATGTTGACACAAAAGCCGAAGATCACGCATACGATGCTTTGCGTTATATGGTAATGTGTCGAACATCATCATATGTGGGTATACATAAAAGTTTAAACCACATAAAAGAACAAGTGTATCAACCTCAAGATAATACATTCGGATACTAAATGGCTAAACAAGCAACCCAGATTCAAAAATCCTTTGATCCTAAAAAGATTTCTTTGAGGGATCTTGTTGAGTTGTATATTAAAGAGTCTGCATTTAAAAATGATAGTGCCACAGCAAATAAAATACGACAAACATTTAATCGTGATTTTCTAGATGGTAATACAAAAAAAATTAAAAATCAATTAAAGCCTTTTTTAGATCGACCTGTTAGTGATCTTTTTGATACAGCCTTTGAAGGCACTAACCCAATGATTGAAATGTTTGATAAGGCAATTGAACTAGACGTAGATAAAAAAGCAAGTGCTAGATCACAATTTTTTATAGATCTTAATAGCATGGAGACAAACGTAAAACGTATGATGACACGTTTGTATCCAGATGAAGAATTTGTACCTCTTACCGAAACAGTTGTTAAACCAAAAGCAGGTGTGAAATATGGAAGAAGGTATTCTGTTGATACAGAAAAAATTGGTGAGTTTAAATACAAAGCGATACAAGCAGCAATAAAAGATCCTACAAAAGAAGGAGTTGCTCGTATGGCTATGTTCCTGTTAGATACAGGTTTTAGACCATCAATGGCAATCAATGCTCCTTTTACAGCTTACGTAGAACCTAAAAAAACTTTTACAGATGCAAGTAATATTTCAGGAATCTATCTTGATGCAAATGTAGAAGGTGTTAAGATGGGGAACGAAGTAAATGTACCTCTTTCTAAAGGAGCAAATGCAAATGTACAGGGAGCTATGGAATATTCTCTAAATCATTTGTCTGAAGGTAAAACAGCAAACTATCTTTTTGTTAATGCAGACGGTAGTAAGATAACTCTTAAACAATTAGGAGATTTTGTAAAAAGTATAGACGTTCCCGGAATAATGAAAGATCGTGAAGAACTTGTAGATAACAGACCTAAACCTTTAAATAATCTTACAAGAGGTGGTTCTATATTTCGTATGTTCAATGCAACAGCATATAGAAACATTGGAATTGCAGAAGGTCCTGCAGGACAAGTTAAAGGTCGTGTAACAAAAACAGATACTAGTGAAGAAAAACGATATAGATCAGCCGTAGAAGGAGCGTTTGATGCATCTGATGTACAGACCACTGCAAAATTAAATCATTATTATTGGATGCAACAAACAGATGTATTACAAAAATCAGGTATTCTTGGTGAAGGTCAAGCATTAAATCCAAATACTGATTTGTTTACGTTACTAAAAGAGGGTAAAAAAGAAATTGATCCAAAGTTTATTATTGAAGTAGATGTAAATGAAAAAGGACATTTCATACCAAAAGATCCACAATGGAATACAGCAGAATCAGTCAATATCAAACAAATATTTCCGAGTATGCTTCCAGCAGAACTTCTAACACCTCAAGACTCTGTTAATATAGAAACACCAGATGTAGCTCCTGAATATGATGGTGATCCTAATAAGCTGTCAAATAGTGGTAAGGGGTTTTTTAATCTTCTTTCTAAAAAGAAAAACTTATTGATTGGAATAGGGGCTGGTGGTGCAACAATGTCTAGTTTAGTGAGCGATGCTGCAGAGTTTGCAAAAGATGTTGTGGTTGAAACAGGAGTTGATCTTGCAGGTAAAGCAGTGGGAATGGGAGCTAGATTAACAAATCCAGCAGGGATGGTTTTAACAAACATATCCAAAACAGCAAAAGATGATGTCATGCAAACCAAAAGTGACGAAGAGATTGCGAGAGAAAGTACCTTTAGAGAAGATTTTCTCGTAACAGACGAAGAACCAAACTTTTTAACAATGAAGGAGAGAGCAAATGCCGGGCAATAATTATAATTATGATGCAGGGTATATTATGAACTCAGATAGAATATCAGTAGATAATCCTATGGGTTCTAATCAGCTAACAAGAGAAAAACTTGAATTTGATACAAGAGCAGTTCCTGATCCATTAACACAGGATGCTCCAAAAAAACAGTCAAAAACAACTGTTGATAATTCAGTATTTTCAATGGCTGAAGACCGACCAACAGGTAACTAACTAACACAATGTCTGATAATTTTTTAGAACCTTCTGATGATACACCTGTAAATGTGCAAGCTCCAGATGATACAATGCCGGGGCTTGCAGGTCATATACGTTCTAAGTTTAATGAAGCAGAAGATGGTCGTAGAGTGCATGAAGCACGATGGCTACAAGCTTACAAAAACTTTAGAGGAATATATGATTCAACAACACAATACAGAGATTCAGAACGTTCACAGGTCTTTATAAAGATTACTAAAACAAAAGTTTTAGCTGCATATGGGCAGTTAATCGATATACTTTTTAGTAACAAGAAGTTTCCTATAGTTGTAGAGCCAACTCCTGTGCCAGAAGGTGTGGCAGAGTTTGCTCACGAGAAGACACCATTAGATGATATAATAAAAGATCCTTATGGGTTTGAAGGAGATGGTAAAGAGTTATTAGCTGGTGCTATGCAAGCAACAACTCCAGAACAAGATTTCTTGGGGGGTGTGGCTAAAAAGTATCAGGGCATACCTCTTGCTGAAGGTCCGTCTAGACTTGGTGAACCACAAATAACACCTGCTAGAGATACAGCGTTAAGACTTGAAAAGATTATACATGATCAGTTAGTAGATACAAATGCAGTAACAGTTTTTAGAAATGCGATATTTGAATCATCATTATTAGGAACTGGCATTATAAAAGGACCTTTGAATTTTTATAAAAGAGTACACAAGTGGTCACAAAATCAAGAAACAGGACAGAGAGAATATGATCCATATGAAAAGAATGTTCCAAGAATAGAGACAGTTTCATGTTGGGATTTTCATCCTGATCCGTCAGCCACTTCTATCGAAGACTGTGAATATGTTATACAGAGACACAGACTAAACCAACAACAACTACGTGCATTAGTAAAACGACCTCACTTTGATTCGACAATGATCGAAAAAGCATTAGCAATGGGTCCTAATTATGTAGATAAATATTACGAAGATACTATTCGTGATGATGAAACACAACCAAGTACACATGAAACTAGATATGAAGTTCTTGAATATTGGGGTGTTTTAGATGCTAAGTTTGCTAGACAAGTTGGATTAGATGTAGCAGATGCTATGTCTGAGTTTGACCAAGTGCAAATAAACGCATGGATTGTTGGTGATTGTGTTATTAGATGTGTGCTTAATCCATTTAAACCTGCACGTATACCATATCAAATATTCCCATACGAAGTGAATCCATATCAACTATGGGGTATAGGTATTGCTGAGAACATGGAAGATGCACAGTTATTGATGAATGGTCATGTTAGAATGGCTATTGATAACTTAGCATTAGCAGGTAATCTCGTATTTGATGTAGACGAAGCAAGTCTAGTTCCCGGACAAAACATGGACATCTTTCCGGGCAAGATATTTAGAAGACAATCTGGTGTAACAGGAACAGCTATCAACGGCTTAAAGTTTCCTAATACAGCAGGTGAAAACTTACAGATGTATCAGATAAGTCGTCAACTTGCAGATGAAGAAACTGGACTACCATCAATTATGCATGGACAAACAGGTGTGTCAGGAACTGGCAGAACAGCATCTGGATTATCTATGTTATTAGGTGGAGCATCAACATCATTAAAAACAGTTGTCAAGAACATAGATGACTATTTATTAAAACCTATTGGAGAAGCGTACTTTCAGTGGAATATGCAGTTTAATGTAGATGCCCCTGATGCAGTTGGTGATCTTGAAATAAAACCAAGAGGTACATCGGCTGTTATGCAGAAAGAAGTACGAAGTCAAAGACTTACTGCATTGTTACAAACAGTTTCAAATCCAATGTTAGCACCATTTATTAAGTTACCAAATCTTATGAGAGAGTTAGCTATATCTCAAGACATCGATCCTGATAGTCTTGTAAATGATTTAAATGATGCACAAATCTATGCAAAATTACTACAGGGATTACAAAATGCTCAACAACAAACAAGCCCAGATGGTCAGCCCACTAGTCAACAACAATCAAGCGTGGCAGGGTCTGGAGGAGTATCTCAACAGCCTGAAGAACTTGACCGTTCAGGGGTTGGTAACGGCACAATCGGAACAGGAAATGTTCCGTCTGCAGGGGAAGCTGGTTTTACTGGAAACACTGATAGCGTTGAAACATAATTTTAACCAAGTTATGAAAGAAAAGAAAAATGGCAACACCACCACGAACTGATTATTACTTCGGAACACCCATCCGACCTACTGCACCTGCACCTGCACCTGCTCAATCGTTTGCTTCTACTGGTATAAATGTAAATTTAGCACCTAGATCTTCAGGAGGTAAAAACTTTGGACAGATAGCAAGAGATAATCCTACATCGATATTAAGTTCTGGTGGTAAAGAAGCTTTAGAAATATTTGATGTTGATATGAACAAGGACTATACTTGGGATAATGTTTCTGGTGTAAAAAAAGATAAGGTTGGTATGTTCAAAGATTTACCAACAGCTGCTCAAAACTTAGGTTCTGCAGGATTATTATTTTCAGATACTGCAATGGGTGGTCTTGGTATAGCAAGTCTTATTGCTAGTGCAAAAGACGGTATAAAAAATCCCATAACTGGTGAATCAACAGCACAGATAATACCTTTTCTTGACAACTTAGCATTAAAAGAAAAATATGATGCCATGCAAAACATACAAACATATGTTAATCAAACTAGAGATGTTGATGGAATAACACCGTTAGGATATGACGTATTTAAAATAGGTCCGCATACATTTGTTAGAGGCCCCGGAGAATTTAGATTTACAGGAAATGTAGGAGCATTAGGCATAGACCATATGGACTTACATAAAATTATAGCTGTTAAAGAAGAAAAAGACCCAAGCACTTACGATTATAAAACAAAAACAGGTGATAAGATACTTACTTATGGTAATGGCATAGCAGGTGGTTACAGACTTGATGGCTATCACGTAGACAATATGGGAAGACTTGCATCAGCGGCAACAGGACAAAGTGATGAGTTTGTTGAGGTTGCTAATAAATATTTTAATGGAGATGTGGGGATTGCACGAGAGTGGTTAGCTTCAACAGCACAGTTTAGAGACAAAGGAAACTTTTTTACCCTCAACCCACAGAATCAATACAGTCAAGAAATAAAAGATCAAATGATGGCTAACTTTGTATCCTTTCAAGCAAAAGCAGGTCTTAACTTAGATGACAGTTTTTCTAATCTTACATCAGGAACAGCACAGGATTCTATTGGAACTGACATGTATAACACTGCAAATGATGATGTAAATCAAAATGACTTTACTGGAACTGACTTTACTAGCATGAGAATGTATGGTCCAAATCCAACAGAAACAGGATCACAAACAGGCACAGGTGATCCAGAACCAACATCTAGAATATCAGACGGTATTATTGATTTTACTGATGCTCCTACTTATAAAAGGTTTACAACTTCTCCTAAAATTGGTGTTAATCAGGTTGGTTTTAATAATGCAGGGGTAACTAGAGCATCCTTCAACCCCTCTAATATGATTGATATTACAGATGATTTAATAACAACTAAAACAGTTTTAGATGTAGCAGGGGATTTAGACTTTAACCATAAACAGTTTATATTAAATAAAACAAATAGAGTGGGAACAAGTATAGGATCAGCATTAAGAAGTTCTTATGTAAGCGATAGTCAGAAAGATCAAATTATTAAACAACAAGGTGCTGCTGCACAAAATTTTGATCGTGATGAAGACTTAGGCACAGAAAATAGAGGTACACCAATAAATTCTAATTTTAACAGACAAGAAGTAGAGCAAGATGAATTTGCAGGATTTGGAACAAACGAATTTCAAGAAGGTGGTTTTGTAGATCCAACAGTGGATGTGTTTAACAATCCAGATCGATATGGTTTACAAGAGGGTGGGCAACCACAATTAGTAGGTGGTGTCATGCCACAGAATATACCAGAGTCTGAAACAGTTGCAGATAATGTACCTGCAAAATTAAAACCTAATTCATTTGTTGTAAATGGAGCAGCCACTGAAGAAATTATATTAAACCCTGAATCAATAAATGTTGCAGGAGTTCAAGATATAAGAAAGATGATTTTAGATGCATATTCTTTTTCAAGAGAAAAGGGTATGCAAACAGGACAAGTAGATAGAGGTTTATATGAAAAATCTGTAGATGTTGCTTTGTCAAAAGGTGAATTAGTTATACCACCAGATCTTGTAAATATCATAGGAAAAGATAGGCTTACAAAAATAAATAATAGAGGTAAACGAGAAGTTAGACGAAGGGCAAAAGCTGCACAATGAGTGGATTCTTTAGCACAATGAGGGAAAACTTTTTTAGAAGGGGAGCAGAACCTGATCTGGGAATAAGAAGTGGAAAAGTATTTACAGAAGGTTTTGTTCCAAAAGATCCCTCACAAGATTTAGATATATTAATTGATACTGAAGAAAAAAAAGAACTTATGTCTAAAAGGCCGCAGGGTAAAGTTGAACCAGACTTTGCTGGGTTGGGAGAAGGATTTGGAACAAAGACACGTGAGCTATACCAAGCTATAAACCGTGCTGAATGGGGTGGGCAATATGATACAGAACGTGCAAAGTCTGGTCAATATTTTTTTAGAACATTTGAAGATCCAACGCAAAAAGGTTCAAGTGCATACGGCCCATTACAAATTACAGGTGGGTTATTAGCAAGTAACTTTGGTGATTTAAATCATATCAATACTATGATTGAACAAAGTGAACGAAAGTATGATAGACCACAACCTGCAAAAAAATTTAAAGGAGAATATACTGAAGGTGCAAAAGGAACATTACGAGCTAGATTATCAGACAGAGAAAAAGATTTTGTCGATGCACTACTCAGTCAAGCTAATTTGTTTTTAATATTTGGAAAACAATCTAAATCAAAGAATAAAGCAATAAAAAGAGATTATGATCCAAAATTTGATTATGGTGGAGAGGGCAACATAAAAGAAACATTTCCAGACTACAAACAACTATATGATAGAATAGGGTACATGTTAATTGATTCAATCTCTAATTCATCAAAAGATACAAGAGATTTTATTAAACAATGGTCAGTAGGAAATAAACCTAATAAAAAACCATCAAAAAGATATATAAAAGACTTCTTTGGAGAAGGATTGTCAGTAAAGGCACTGACAGGATCTGAACCACCAGAAGGTTTTTTACCAGTTTCATCACCTGACAGTGATGTAAAATTCAGTAAGCAACCCTAATAACAGGCACTTACGCAACCGTAGCAGCCACCCATAAGCCATGTGGCACTGCAATAAGGAGAATATAATGGCAAAACAAAAAGGGCATCGAGCCAATAAACCAAATGATAACAAAGGCACTATTAACGATGATAAACTTTACAAAGGGGAATATCGTGAAGAAGTGTACAAAGAAGAAGAGGAAGAGGTAGAAACAAAACAACAGGAAGAACAAGTTGACCCTGCTAAAAAAGAAGAAGCAGCTACTCAACCAATCGGAGAAAGTTTTGTTGAAAACAAGCAAGACCACGACTACAAAAAACGTTATGATGATTTAAAACGTCACTATGATGCAAAAGTAGCTGAGTGGAAAGAAAAAGAAAATAGTAACAATTCTTTTAAGGAAGTACCAAAAGATATTCGTATCCCTCAAACAAGAGAAGAATATGAAGACTTGAAAAGCACTAACCCAGAACTGTATAATACTATTGAGTCTTTATCTAACGCTAAAGTCGAAGAGAAACTTAAAAATATAAATAAGGAACTTGATGACTATAAAGGTCGTGCTACACAGTTACAACGAGAAAAAGCATATGAAGAGCTTTTGAGGTTGCAACCTAAGTTTGACAAACTAAAAACAAATGAAAAGTTTTTAGATTGGCTATCAAAACAACCTTCATCTATATCAGATGGCATTTATAAGAATAGCACAGATGCTCAGTGGGCTTCCAGAGTCGTAGATTTATATATGGCAGATACTGGTAAGCCAAAACGAGAAATTGCAAAAGATGATGATGCTGCCGCATCCGTTCAAGCTCCTCAAGCAAGAGAAGTTACAACAGATGGTAAAAATAAAAAAGTATGGAAAGCATCTGAAATCGAAAGAATGAAACCTTGGGATTTTGAAAAGTTTGAAAAAGATATTGATCAAGCAAGAGTCGAAGGTAGAATTGATTTCTCATCCTAAATTTTAACAACTTTTAAGGAGAAAGCTCATGGCTTTTAATAGTGCGTCAGGTCATAATAACCTGCCTAGTGGTAATTTTACACCACAAATATTTAGCCAAAAAGTTTTAAAATTTTTCCGTAGAGCTTCGGTTGTAGAAGATATAACTAATACAGACTACTACGGTGAAATTGAAAACTTTGGCGACACCGTGAAGATTATCAAAGAACCAACACTTACGATTTCATCGTATGCAAGAGGTGCTGTGATTAATCCACAAGATTTGGCTGACGACCAAATCACAATGGTAGTTGATCAAGCAAATGCATTTGCATTTAAGATTGATGACATTGAAGAACGTCATTCACACGTAAACTTTGAAGCGTTAGCGACTTCATCAGGTGCGTTCTCATTAAAGAGAGCTTACGATGCTAGTGTTCTGCAAGTAATGGCAGACGGTGCTGGTATCACTGGTACTAACATTGGTACAGCAGCTTCTCCAGTTGACATTACAGGGTCTGGTAACGAAGACGTTGCTGTAAACTTGTTAATGACAATGGCAAGAGAACTAGATGATAATTCTGTTCCTGAAGAAAACCGTTGGTTCGTAGCACCTCCGATTTTCTATGAAAATGCTTTTAAAGCAGGTGCAAAGTTTGCTGAAGTGCAAGTAACTGGTGACGCTACTACACCTTTACGTAATGGTCTTGTTATGCAGGGCAACATTGCTGGGTTTAATTGTTACAAGTCTACAGCACTTAACAACTCTGGAACTGATGTCGTGACAATCAGTGGACAAGATACAACAAATGACTTTGTTGTTATGGCTGGTCACATGTCATCAACTGCTACAGCTTCGCATATTGCAAAGACAGAAGTTGTACGCTCAACTGAAACCTTTAGTGACATTGTACGTGGTCTTCACGTCTTCGGAAGAAAAGTCCTTAGACCAGAAGCACTTGCAGTTGGTGTCGTTAAAACAGACTAGTAGGGAGGATTAACTTATGGCTACTTATACCGTTACAGGTGCTGTTGCTGGTGTACCATTGGGCATCAAGCCACAGATTATCGAAGTCGTGTTAGACTTCTCTTCAACATCTTT